TATTTAGTTGGAGTTAGAAACGGTTGACCTGCTGTACATTTGCTGCTATAATGCTATATAATCATAAATCCCAAAAGGAACACAATGAAATCTTCTTCCCAAAAAGCCATTAAATCCATGACACCGCGTAGTCTTGACGTCGGCACAGGACCTGAACCAGATTGGAAACAGCAGCCCGACGATGATTACAGAAAAAGCCGCTTGACTACCATGTTCAATTGGTACAATTATTATTATGGCAAAAAAGAAGCAAGAGATTGCATCATCGATTGGCTGAGCCGCACAGGCCGTACAGCAGAAGCCAAGGACTTTGCTCGGGTTCCTGAAAATGCAGTGACAAGAATGGGCATTGGTTGGTTATGTAGGGCCAACTTGTTGGGGTTGCAGTTGTTGGAGTCTGAACTAACTGCAATCAATGCTGCCATTGCTGATTATATCGAAGCACATCGCCGTGTCAAAGCTGTGGTTGAAACTGCAGAAGCAGCAGTCGTACGTCCCAACATACAAGATCGTCTGCGTGAGAAATTGGTAGAAACAGCCGGTGAGCTGGAAGGCATGTATGATGACATGATTTGCTCTGGTGCCAAGATGTCGGCCAATTACAAGCCTGTCAGCTTGTTTCGCAGCATGAATGTGGCACCACAAATGATTAACGAAATTGCTACACAATGGAAAGTACGGTTGACTGAATTAGAAGAAGTTGCTAAAGGAAAGGACTCTGATTTAGCAGAAGGCTACGGACAGTTTGGTAAGTTGCAAGTGCGTAATCTGATCAAGTTTGCAGAAACAGTGATAGCAGACTGCGGCGCTTATGTGCAGATCAAGAAAGTTGAACGCAAACCACGTGCCAAAAAAACAGTACCAGTTGAACGTGTGGTAGCCAAGTTTAAATATCTACGAGAGTTTGTTGAACTTAAACTAAACAGCGAATCGGCTACAAAACTTGTAGGTGCTACTGAAGCCTGGCTATACGACACTGCCAAACGAAAATTAATTTATGTAGTTGCTGACACACATGTGGGTAGTCTCACTGTCAAGGGTTCTAGTATTATTGGATTCGACACTGCAGCCAGTCTGCAAAAAACACTACGCAAACCAGCAGAGCAAATCAAAAGCATTATGAGCGTAGGCAAGCCTGCTGCCAGAAAAGCGTTTAAAGAAATCAAAGCAACAGAAGTAAAATTCAACGGTCGCAGCAACGATAATCTGATCATATTAAAGTGTTACTAAATAGTGCATGTTTAGTATACCCGACGATGATTCCGAAGATCCCCGTATCCGCATCCCTAATATCGAATTTTATATAACAAACGTTTGCAATTTAACCTGCTCAAATTGCAATCGTTTTAATAATCACGACTTTGCAGGTTGGCAAAAATGGTCGGATGTTGAGCCGTTGTACGAAGAATGGGCCCAGCATGTTAGATTACAGCGTATTGCTATACTAGGCGGCGAGCCGTTGCTGAATCCCACCATATGCGAATGGGTATCAGGAATTAATCGGTTATGGGGTAAACCAGTAAACCTGCTGACCAATGGTACTCGACTAAATCATGTTGCTGGCTTATACGAAGCTATAAATCAAAATCCAGACATAAAAAATCCTAGTGCAAAAAATTGGATTGGCGTAAGTCTACACAATCCCAACGATAGAGACCGCTGCTTCGAAGAAATACGCAAGTTTCTACAAGGTAATATCACGTACTACCATAAAACAGATCCTGCCAACACCGACAATGCTTGGACCTACGGCGGTGATCATGCATTTGTTGACAGCAACGGTGTACGAGTCTGCGTCTGGGAATACAATGCATTTTATACCTCAGCAGTGCAGCGAACTCCATTAGGACAATTTACTTTGTACAACAGTGACCCGGTGCAGGCCCATGAGATTTGTGGATTTGTTAGATTTAAATCCTATCATTTCATACGCGGTGCATTGTATAAATGTGGCCCTGTGGCACTCTTTCCGGAATTTGATCAGCAGAATCGTTTTGATATCAACGATGAGGATCGGGTGTTGTTAAACAGTTATCGCCCATTGCGTGCTCATGAATTTACCGAAAGAGGACGAGAGTTCTTAGACCATATCAACGACGTTATCCCGCAGTGTAAATTTTGTCCTCAACAGCATGAAGTAATATCTGATTTAAAAGCAGTAAACAAAAAAGCCAATTCGATTAGTGGATTTACCACAATTTTGCACACCCAAATTGACAGAGACATTGATTAAATGCTGATGAGCTGTCTGCTTGAATAACAAATAAATAAAGTCAAGGAGCCACAAATGGCAGACCAAACTCTAGATCCACTTAAAAAACAACTGATTGATTATGTACAACTCCAGCTAGGTAGTCAAATCATTGACGTTGAATTAGATCCTGCTCATTATGAAGCAGCATACCAGCGTACAATTGGCACCTATCGTCAGCGTAGTCAAAATGCCTACGAAGAAAGCTACAGTTTTATGCAGTTGCTGGACAATGTAAACGAATACACTTTGCCACAAGAAGTTACCCAAGTTCGGCAGATTTTTCGACGCACAATCGGACTCAGCACCGGCGGCAGTGCCAGCAGCTTTGATCCATTTGGTGCTGCCACTTTAAACGTGTATCTGCTAAACTTTAATCAGTCGGGTGGTAGTTTGGCCACATACGACTTCTATCAACAGTATGTTGAACTAGCAGCCAGAATGTTTGGCGGCTATATCAATTACACATTCAATCCAGTTACCAAAAAGCTGCAACTGATCCGTGATCCCAAAGGCACCGGAGAAGTTGTTTTACTTTGGACTTATAACCTGCGTCCAGAAATTGTGCTTCTAAGTGATTACCAGATCAGTCAATGGATTCGCGACTACATGGTGGGTGCTTGTAAATATATCATTGGTGAAGCCCGTGAAAAGTTTGGAACCATTGCTGGTCCGCAAGGTGGCGGCACACTTAACGGTGCTGCCATGAAGTCGGAAGGTCAAGCAATGATGGATAGATGTGTCGAAGACCTCAAGTTATATGTGGACGGATCGCAACCTTTGACCTTGGTAATCGGCTAATATCATGTAGACATATACATCAAGTCCTGCTATAATACAGCATGGACTTGATGATCGACATTGAAGGCTTGGGAACGGGCCCAGACACTACTATTCTAACTATTGCTGCTCAGGCATTTGACCCCTTGGGCACAGGTTATTACGATCAATATTACTACGCTCGCATCACTCTAGAAAGCCAAGAGTCTCGCAGTATTCAACAAAGCACAATAGATTGGTGGGCAACCCAGCCTGCTCATGCTCGAGACGAAGCGTTCGGTGAATCCGATCGTTTACCGTTGGATCAGGCACTAGACGAGTTAGGACGATTGATCTGGCATAGTAAGCGTATCTGGGCCCAAGGGCCCACGTATGACATGAATATTTTAGAACATGCTTACAAAAGTTATAACAAGCCTATTCCTTGGCAGTTTTACTCAGTGCGTGACAGCCGCACACTCTGCAGTGTATGGCCTGATCGTCCCAAGCCCCCGACCACACACCATGCACTAGAGGATTGTCGCAAGCAGATTGATCTAGTGCAAGCAACACTTAGACATTTGAACGTTAAGGAACTATCTTGATCATTGGAATTTGCGGCCTGATTGGTTCGGGCAAAGACACTGTGGCTGACTACCTGGTAAACGTACACGGCTTTAGGCGTGAAAGCTTTGCTGGCACTTTAAAAGATGCTGTAGCTGCTGTGTTTGACTGGGATCGTACCTTGTTGGAAGGACGTACCAGAGCCTCCAGAGAGTGGCGCGAGCAGCGTGATGAATGGTGGAGCCGCCGTTTGGGACAAGACATTACACCACGCTGGGTTCTACAATACTGGGGCACAGAAGTCATGCGCCGAGGATTTCACGACGATATTTGGATTGCCAGCATCGAAAACAAAATACGCAACAGCAGCGACAACGTGGTCTTAAGTGATTGCCGTTTCCCCAATGAAATTGCCAGTATTCGCAACGCCGGCGGGCGTATTGTGCGCACTTGTCGTGGTGCAGATCCTGAATGGTTTCATGCTGCCGAAGTGGTAAATCGTGGTCCTACACTGAACTTGTCCTGGGCCAGTAATCGATCTGTACTGGATAACTTCAAGGTGCATGCCAGCGAAACTGCCTGGGTAGGAACTGATTTTGACCATGTGTTGGACAATAACGGAACCATGGATCAACTGTATGCTCAAGTTGACAAGATTGTCAAAAATCAGGAGTAATATCACCTGCACGCCAAGG